AATCCTATGATTTTTGGTGCATTGGAGAAAAATATTATGGAGCATATTTCGCTGATGGCCCAGGAACAAGTAGAAATGGAAATGGTGAATGAGATTCAACAAATCCAACAGTTATCACAACAAGTACAAGCAACACAGCAGAATCCACAAATGGCACAGCAGAATCCACAAGCCCAACAACAATTAGAGGCGCTCCAAAATAAAGTGGAATCACGTATTGCAGTCTTGATTGCAGAATTAACCGAAGAGTTCTTAAACGAAGAGAAGAAAATAAATAACATGCTTGATGGGGATCCACTGGTGAAATTAAAAGCACAAGAACTAGATTTAAAGGCCAAGGAAAATGAGCGCAAGGCTGAAGATGAACAGGCTCGTATTAATTTAGACAAGGTCAAACTTCTACAAGGTGATCGTCTTGCTCGGGATAAAATGGAGCAAACAGAGGATATTGCTAATCTAAGAGCGAAGGTCACGATGGATAAGCAACACTTGGCAAACAAAGCTAAACGCCAGTCAGACTTGACAAAACGGTATGATGTCCGTACATTGAAAGGTAAGTAATGCCCTTTAAGTCAGCAAAACAACGTCGCTATCTGTGGAAGAACCACCCTGAGATTGCGGACCGTTGGACTAAAAAATATGGCAAGAAAGTTATTGCCAAGAGCGGTGGTGTTATGTTAAAACGAAACAAATAACTAATAGGTAATTATTATGGGAATTGCAAAAGAAGTTTATTATGGAGAACCGGGTCCTTTAAAACCACAAGGTGGAAAAGTGACTGCAGGCGTCGATGTAAAACGAAATTTTGAAGGGACTAAAAATCTAGCACGCTATGAAAAATTTGATAGCAGCAGTACTGGTTCTCGTCAAGATAAAGGTAAATAGTTATGTCAACAACAGATGTAAAACAATCAATCATCACAGCTGATGCTACATTTAAGACTGCGATCGGTGGAACGGTTGCTATCGCGCGTGCGCGCGTGAAGGGTGTTTCTGGTTTAGCTACAGGGGCGAATGCTATTATTAAATTATATGATGGCTCTGATGCAACAGGCACACTTAAATATCAAATGCAGTGGGGTGCTTCTGATGGTGATACATGGAATGAGTACATTGCTGAAGATGGTATTTTATTTACCGAAGGCATTTATGGTGATGTCACCAATTGCGACTTAGCAACAATTATATTCGATTAAGACTATGGGAGATAAATTGGACAAATTAATGAAAAGTTCGCTCAAAAGAGCTGAAAGCAATATTAAACTTGCAAAACACTTTAATTCAGTAGTTGAGCAGGCTACTAAGGATCTTAAAAGAATTGAAAAATTTTTAAAAAAATAAAATAGGAGGAAAAGATGGTAGGAAAAGTATGGACAAGAGACCAAGACGTTATGAAATCTAAAAGACGACCAACGACAACTTATAAAAAAGGTGGTAGAGCAAAATTAAGAGTTGGTGGTCAAGGATACAATGCACGACTGGATGAATCTTTGGGAGCAAGAAACAGAGGAGTAACTGGAAACCTTGCAGCGCGGAGAGCAGAAAGTAAAGGCATGGAACGCGCACTTGGAAGACATCCTTATTCTGCAGTCAGCACGATGGCTAAAAAAGGCGGCAGAATCAAGAAAGCCAAAGGCGGACGGGGAGGAAGATAATGCCACCACAATTTTACGATCCAACTTCTCCAAAACCACTCGGTACAAGAAAAGATTTGTACAAAAGAGGGGGCCGTGTAAAAGCAGCAGACGGTAAATGGATTCAAAAAGCAATTAAACGACCGGGAGCCTTTACCAAAAAAGCAAAAGCAGCTAATATGAGTACAGCAGCATTCGGTAGTAAAGTACGAGGTAATCCTAAAGATTATAGCTCGCGCACAGTTAAACAAGCAAACTTAGCAAAAACTTTAAGTAAATTACGAGGATAAAATGGTAAAAAATGTAGCAGTGGGATTAGGTGGAAAATTTATTGGAAAGGGTGGAAACTCTTACAAGACTTCTGCATTTAAATACCCAAAATCTGTAAAGCTTCCTGGAAAGATGGCTGATGGATATTGCTCACCGGTTGATATTGAAATGACAAGTGCTGAAGATACACAAACAGTTGTCATTAAAGGTCAAGGTGCTGTACGTCCAGATAGGAAACAAAGTGCAAGCTGGATTGGCGGTACTACGTATACTCCTGTTAAAGCTGTTGAAGGCGTTGATCAAAAAAAGAAATAGTTTATGTTTCATTTATTAATAAAACCGTTGCTCGGTGTTGCGGGCGAGGCTGTTAAAGGCATCGTTGCAGCTAAAAAAGCAAAGGTGGAGCAGAAGCTTACTAAAATTAAAGCGGATACTGCTTTGATGGAACAACAAATAGCAGGAAAAGTTGAATGGGAAAAGACTGCTGTTGGCCAAATGCAAGGGTCTTGGAAAGACGAAGTAAGTCTTATTGTACTTTTGTTTCCTGCTGTTCTTGTTTTTATTCCTGGCTGTACTGAGTTTGTAAAGACCGGATTTATTGCATTACAAGAACTTCCAGAATATTACCAACATCTTTTATATATTGCGATATCAGCGAGTTTTGGTATAAAGGGAGTATCAAGTGCTGCTAAAATGATGAAGAAATAATGATTGAAATTCTACCATATGTGTTCATTTTTATCTTTTTTAGTATCGTAGGTGCTTAAATGGATGGTGTGAATCTTATTTATAAGTTCCAGCGAGAACTTAAAGAGAGACTAACCTCTGTTGAAGAAAGTATTCTTGCAGGGGTTGACAACATGGAGAAATACAAGTATTTAGTAGGACAACGAAAAGCTTATAGTGAAAGCTTACAAGAACTCTCTAACTTGCTTAAAAAAGGAGCTGATGACGATGAATAAAATTCAAGAGACTAATTCTAATGAGCCGATTCCGGCACGCGTTCATGCATTAGAAAATAAATTAAATGAAGAAAAAGAAAAAGAAGAACAATCTTTTGAAGATTTAAAAAAATCTGTTTCTGGTAAGTTACCTATTCCGACAGGATGGCGACTATTAGTATTGCCTTTTAGAGGTGTGGGTAAAACAAAGGGAGGATTGTATCTTTCGGATTCAACATTAGAACGACAACAAGTTGCAACAGTCTGTAGTTATGTTTTAGATGTTGGGTCATTAGCTTATAAGGACGAAGAGAAATTTCCAACTGGTGCGTGGTGTAAAAAAGGGGAATGGATTTTACATGCGCGATATGCTGGTTCGCGATTTCACATTGAAGGTGGGGAAGTAAGAATATTAAATGACGATGAAGTACTCGCAACAATTAAAGATCCAGACGATATACTTCATTTATTTTAACCCATAGGAGGAAACTATGCCACCAAAAACCAAAGATGATTCATTAGTTGACATTGACGATACAGGCAGTTCGTTTGATGTTCATTTACCAGAAGAGAAAAAAGCGGATGAAGATTCTGTTGTAGAAGTAAAAGAAAATGAAAATGTAACAGAAGTAGTAGGGGAATCGAAAGAGGAACCGAAGGCTGAAGAAGCTAAACCCAAAGAAGCTGTTGCCCAAGAAAAAGAAATTGAAGAGTATGGTGAAGGCGTTCAAAAACGTATCGGTAAACTTACTCGAAAATTGCGTGAAGCAGAACGACAACGCGATACGGCAACTGAATATGCACGTAATGTTGTTTCTGAACAAAGTAAGTTAAAGACACAGTTGTCTACACGGGACCAACAATATGTAGAGCAAGTGAGACAGTCTGCTAAAACTGGTTTAGATGGTGCAACCGCACAATTAAAAGCAGCAAGAGAAGCAGGTGATGTTGATAAGGAAATAGAAGCGCAAAAATTATTGGCGCATTATTCAAATCAAAGTACACAATATGAAAATTTTAAAAGATATCAAGATCAAACGAAGCCAGGACAAGCGGCACCTCATGTTCCGCCCCCTATGCCAAGAACACCCGCTGCTGCTCCGCCGGACCCAAAAGCGGAAACATGGGCTTCAAAAAATTCTTGGTTTGGAAGTGATGAACCAATGACGTTTACTGCTTTCAGTCTACATAAAAAATTAGTGGAGGATGAAGGATTTGATCCTAAAAGTGATGAATATTATCAAGAAATAGATAAAAGAATAAAGGTTGCATTTCCCCACAAATTTGATATAAAAGAAACAGAAGTTTCGACCAAACCGTCACAAACGGTTGCTTCCGCCAAACGTAGTGGAGGCAGAGCCGGTCGCCGAACTGTGAGACTCACTCCCTCACAAGTTACAATTGCTAAAAAACTTGGAGTGCCACTAGAAGAGTATGCGAAATATGTAAACACGGAGGATAGAAATAGCGCATGAATAAAAAAACAATAAAAAAAGATCCACGTGCGAGTTCAACTAGGATTTCACAAGAAAGACCTAGGCAATGGACTCCACCATCGCCTTTAGATGCACCACCTGCGCCAAGTGGTTACGTGCACAGATGGTTACGTACTTCAGTCTTAGGCTGGGAAGACACAACAAATATGTCGGCCCGTTTAAGAGAAGGATATGAATTAGTTCGTGTAGACGAATATAAGGAAGATCCTGTTTGGAGTGGGTTACCGACCGTAACTGGAGGAAAATATTCAGGTGTCGTCGGACATGGTGGCCTTGTGCTGGCAAGGATACCCGAAGAGATTGCAAAGCAACGGCAAGCTTATTATCAAAGTTTGACCGATGATAACGACCAAGCAATTAAAAACGATCTTATGAGGGAACAGCATCCGAGTATGCCTATAAATCAAGATAGGCAGAGTCGTGTAAGCTTCGGTGGCGGAAGAAATAAAACTGAATAAGTTTTAGCAATTTCACATCGGATTTTTTTAACCCTATAACTTATGGAGGACAATTGATATGGCTAATGTAGATGCACCGCAAGGTTGGATAGCTACTACACGTGTTGGGGATTACCCCAGTACTCAAGGTACGTCCAAATATCTAATCTCTTCCGCTTATGGCACAGCTATTTTTGCTGGGGATCCAGTTATACTGCATGCTACTGATGGTTCAATTACTATTGGTAGTGCTGATGCAGCTAAACCAGTAGGTGTTTTTAATGGGTGCAGATATACTGACCCCACTACAAGCAAACCTAGATGGAGTAACTACTACCCTGCAAGTACTGCTGCAAGTGATATTATAGCTCATGTATATGATGATCCGTACCAACAGTTTGAAGTTCAAGCTGATGCTACTTTCACAACTGCCGACATCGGCGATTGTGTGGATATTTCGTATACTGCTGGATCAACCGTTAATGGTAGATCTAAAGCAGAGCTTAAGAGCACTAAGGCAACAAGTGCACAAGGCGGAAAGACATGGCAAATTATCAGATTATCCGAAGATCCTAACAATTCAGACACTTCTGCAGCTAATGCAAACTGGATCGTTATGGCTCGTCTCCATCAGTACAAACTCAATACGTAGGAGGTATTAGACTATGGCTATTTCAAGAGCACAACTCGTGAAAGAACTAGAACCAGGTTTGAACGCTCTCTTTGGTCTTGAGTACAATAGGTATGACAACGAAGCAGAACAAATCTTCTCTACAGAATCATCTGATAGAGCTTTTGAAGAAGAAGTAATGCTATCTGGCTTTGCTGATGCGTCAGTGAAACCAGAAGGACAAGGAGTGACTTACGATTACGCGCAAGAAACTTATACCGCTCGTTACACAAACGAGACGATTGCCCTAGCATTTGCTATTACTGAAGAAGCGATTGAAGATAATTTGTATGATAGATTGTCTACTCGTTACACGAAGGCTTTGGCTCGTTCAATGGCTAACACCAAACAAACTAAGGGAGCAAACATTCTTAACAGAGCGTTTAACTCTTCTTACACTGGTGGTGATGGTCTGGAAATGTGTTCTACTGCTCACGTTACTTTAGCAGGGAACCAATCCAATGAAATGAGCACTGCTGCTCAACTTAACGAAACATCTTTGGAAACTGCACTGATTGATGTCGCAGCGTACAAAGACGAACGTGGTTTGAAAATTGCTGCAAGGGCAATGAAACTTGTTATCCCTTCAGACTTAATTTTCGTAGCAGAAAGAGTCATGGCGTCTAAATTAAGACCAGGAACAGCAGACAATGATGTTAATGCTGTAGTATCTATGGGCATGGTTCCTAATGGATATGCAGTTAATCATTATCTAACTGATTCAAATAACTGGTTCTTGATGACAGATGTTCCAAATGGCTTAAAGCATTTCGACAGACTACCTATTCGTACTGCAATGGAAGGCGACTTCGATACTGGCAATGTACGATACAAAGCGAGAGCTAGATACAGCTTCGGCTGGTCTGACTGGCGCGGTATTTACGGCGTTGAAGTTTCGTAATAGAAACTCAGCGTTTTGTTATCACGAAAAATGAAAAAGGGAGGGTTTCGACCCTCCCTTTTTTTTAGTTGACTTTAGAGCAGAAAATAATTAAATATAGGATATTGTTTAATTTTTGAGGATTCCTTAATGGTACTTCAAAGTGGTGATGCATACGTACTTAAGCTCAAAACCGAATTAGATGAGTTGGTACTTAAATTGCAACAAAAAGAAAAACAAAATGGTGAACACGGTATAGGGCCAGGTTCCAATGAATTATCTGCACAATTAGCAGAACTTCAGAAAAAATATAAATTGGCCCAACTGGCACTAACGCACTCAAGCGTATAATACATAAGATACCTTTTAGAATTGGTATTCTCTGACAAGGGGTCTTTATACTCTTTACTTGCCTTTTTAAAAACTTTCCTGTAAAACTAAAATTCTAGGGTTATTTAATAACTGTATAGACTGACCTAGCAGACGCTCATAGAGACTATGCAGTAAAATCATCCTATGAGGATGGGGAGGCCATTATGGCTACAACTACTTTTACTGGTCCAGTTAAATCTGGTAATATTTTATCATCTACAGGTACAACTGTAGGCACTAACGTTAAAAACGTTGGAGATATTGTATTAGCACAATCTGGTACCATTAATTATGATGATACTTCCGCAACAAGTTTAGGATTCACTATTCCCGCTAATTCACAAATTGTAGGAATTGAATACCACGTTGAAACTTTATTTGCGAGCTCAAGTACAACTACTATTGCTGTAGGTATTTCGACTGATGCTGATAATTATGTTGCAGCATCAAACGTAACTGCAACTGCAACAAGTGTTGACTGTGAACCGGCTGCAGCAGGAAGATGGACAGATATTGGATCTTCAGACCAAACTGTTTATGGTATTGCTGTTACTAACTCAGCTACTGCTGGGGTTGCACGTGTCGTTGTAAATTATTTACAAGCTAGAG